CTATAATGGTTAATTTTAGCAACATATTGCCCCTTTGGTTGGGCTTTGTTTTCTGGGTCACCTTTTGGCTGATTCGGGAACCGATCGAGGTTTTCCTGGAGTTGGTGTTCGGCGTCGTCCACACCCCAGACGTACCTCGGTCAATGTCTGACAGTATGGTCAGGCAAATTCTAGCAAGGATCTTGAAGAAACCAGCCCTGGTCTTCAGCTCCTTGGTAGTGCTCTGTTGGTTACTGCGTGCTCTTTACAGGAGAGTAACCACAGGGAGCTTCTTCGGTACCGCTCTGTTGAACACGTTTTGGGCTCGAGTTGTGACTATATTCATGACTAGGGTTTCAGTGTCTGCCGACCGGAAAGCGAAAATGTTTAAGTTGCGTACGACGACATTTAAGCCTAAACCGAGGAGAGACCAAGCTGGCCATTCCCACCCTGGAAATGCTTTTCAACGAGCAGAAGCCAGCCGTTTCATGGATCAAATAGCAGCATCATTGTGTCAACGGAGATTCGACATCAGCATTTCACCAAGGGAAACCGGCCGTGGAACTGCAGGTAATCGACTGTTCCGCACCCCTAAGGACTTGCTCTCAGAAGCTGTCATAGGTGTGGTTGCCCAAGGCGACTTGATCACGATGGTTGACACTGACGCCCACTTGGACAGCAAGACTCTCCACAGCTATGCAGGACACGATATGGTCTTGTATACGCTGTCGCCAGAGGGATTGACTGGCAAGGGGCCTGAATCGTTCTGGCAATTCACCACCCCAGAGGTCGTGATTGAGGAAGTCGCGGGAGGCGCTTCCTACGAACACCAGATCTGGGACTGGACCAAGGACTTCTATGTCCTTTCCAGTCACTGGAAGACTTTTGTCTACGATGTGGTCAGATACAACGTTGGCCCTTCTCGATCAGTCATTGTGCTGTCGCTTGCAAGGACCATTTGGCTGCCGCTGTTTGTATGTGAGATGATGATCCCCGGACTTTGCAACTTCTCGCCTTCTCGTATGAGGGTAGAGAGGGTTCGCCATTTCCTGGTCGGATCATTTGGGCCACCCACTGACCGCAAGGTCCACGTTCTGAACACCAATCAAGTTGGCGCCCGACACACTGCACTGACCCCTGAAGATTACGAATCTCTGCGGGTCGCTTCCACAGTCAGCACTTCTGAGACCAAAGGGAAAGAGCCCAAACTCTTGCCCTCTGATGTACAGAGGTATTTGACCAACTCTTCGAGCTATAAGTATGCATCGTCTCAGTACTACACTTTGGCGTCCTACTTTTCCTCCTCCCTTCTGGCTGTGGTTCCTTTGAACTACCAGAGCAAGGAGGGTCAGGAACTTGAGGAGGGAATTCCGTACAACACCCAGACAGCATCTGGACCTGTACCCCCAGCAGTAGCCCCAGTCGTTAGCGACAACAACGATGGCCGAGCCTTGCTTAAACGCGTGGCCGAAGTTGAGAACAGCACGCCGTTTCCTGAGGACATAACTGGCTTTGCGAAGGAATTCGTGAGGCTTGTTGTGAAAGACAACTCAGCCGGGAAATGTACGCCGCTCAGCCAATGTGAGGTTGCTGAGAGGCAGTCTCGCCCTTCCCAGAAGGCGCGTAGGACAGCTGAGTCCCTCCACACCGAGTTGAAGGCCCAAGTGCTTTCGACCCGGGGCTTTATGAAGAAGGAGCCTGGGGCTAGCGTGAGCGACCCCCGTGTGATCAACACCGTGCCAACTGACCAGACCAGTCGTCTGAGCAAGTACACTTACGCTGCAAAGGTCCACTTCAAGACCCGATGCAGCAGGTGGTACTGCCCGGGGAAAACCCCTGCGACTATGGCCCAGTCCGTTCGGGGAGCATTTAATGCTTCTGTGAAACGAGAACAGGGAGACTTGGTTGGTGGAGACTACTCTCGCATGGATGGGCGCATTTCGGTCTTTCACAGGACCGAAGTGTACGAACCCATCATGCTGCGCTTGTTTTCGGATGAGTGTACAGAGGAGCTGAGCGAACTCTTGACCAGAGAACGCAAGGCTAAGGTTTCAATGGGCTCCGGAGCCAAGACCAAGACGAGCGGGTCCAACTTGTCAGGTAGCCCAGCTACCACTGACTTGAACACGACCGTGGCTGCTTTCATAGAGTATGCCGCCAGGAGGCGTGCTGGCGAAAGCCCAGCAACCGCTTACGATCAGCTTGGGCTGTATTTTGGCGACGATTCTTTGTTCTCACGCTCGCTTCAGGAACCCGTTCTTGAGGTGGCGAAGGAGCTTGGAATGGTGATGACCATCGAGGAAGAGCCGGTAGGCTCACCAGCTGGACGGTGTGTGTTTCTGTCGCGGGTCTATCCCGACATAGAGACATCACTTCACAGCTACCCGTGTATTGTGCGAGCTCTATCAAAGCTCGTCACTGCAACTGTACACAAGGGGTCCAAGTCCACCGATTTGGGGATCTACCGTAAGTTGAAGGGACAGGCCAGTGCGATGGTCGACGGGCATGTCCCTGTCGTCGGCCCTTTTGCACGACTGTTAGAGCAAAGTGGAGGGAGCGTCAGTGATCGCGACTTGCAGCGGATCATCCACGATGATCGTGAACTGCGTTATAAGTTGCAAAGCACTGCTCCCAAAATCAAGCTCTCGCCGATGGAACAAGACCTCTTTGTTTCAAGCATCGGCCGGGACCTGTCTATTCCACCGGAGGAGGTGTCGAGGATTGACTCAGCGATGAGCCAAGCTAAAGACCTCTCTGAAGTCTCGGGACTCAAGCTTGCGGGCTACGAACGAGAACTGCCTTCGTGGGCAGTGTGGGTGGACAGCTCTAGCCTCCCAATCAATAAATAAAGCATGGCTCCTAAGAAGTCTCGTAAGAATAAACCCGCGCCCCGTCGCAAGACCGGCGCGAGGAAGAATATTGGTGTTAGATCCAATGGTAGTGGATTGGACACAGCCGCTATGGGGCACGCTCGTATGTTAGTCGATCCCTGCAATGCCCCTATGGTGCCATCCACATATTCTGGGATGGGCACCGGACAGTATCGCAGAGTCCGATCAGTGTTTACGATTCCTGCTACCGCAGTCGAAGGCTCGTACCAATTCACCCCTGGGTGTAACATCATGCTTCTTGGATCAAACACAGCAGGAACCGCCGGAAATTCGTATGGAATGACAGCGTCAGGCCTTTTTTCGAGTACTGACATTCCTTTTTCAACTGATTCTCGGTGTATCGCTGCATGTGTCAAAGTACGGTACATTGGATCCGAGCAAAATCGGTCTGGTGTTATCGCGACTAGAACTTCCCCGTTTGGTTACCTTGTTGACGGTCAATTCACCGACGTTGCTAACCAAATCAGGGAAAGCCAAGTAGTTAATAGGACAGGCGAGGTGTTGCACGAAGTGAAATTTGTCCCTGGAGCTGGAGATGAGTTGTTCACACCAAATGCCGGGACTTCGATTCCAACCCAGCGTACGTTGGGTTCATTTGGTGTGTCTTACTCAACCGTCCAACCAGGCAGTCTTCAGTTCGAAATCACTGCCATTTTAGAAATAGAAACCGGAGCTTCCACCTTGAGTGGAGTTGTCGCGCCCGCGAGTAAGAACACAGTTAACCACGTGTTGCAAGCCCTGGGCGCACCCATCAATTGGGCATACAACCACTTGGTTGCACCGACAATCAAGTCCGTGGCTTCAGCAGCCATGCAAACTTCGATTGGTGGTTCCACCGCCAGTTCCATAGCCATGCGTTTATTGACGCTGTAAGGCCTAACAAGCCACAAAACACCAAAAACATCTAGTCAGAACGTGAAACTGACAAAATGGGAAAGCTAGAAATAGAGTCCTCAGACCACTGAGAAGCTATTAAATAAGGCCATG